ATAGCTTTGTTTAGTGTACCAAAATTTGCAGATGAAATAGCCATTTTATGGCTCCTTTATTAAAAAGTTAAATGAGTTTAGGGTATTGGCTTAGCGCCAATCTTTACCACCATCTAGGTGACCTGCAGCCGCAGCTGCGAGGATGTCTTCCATTGACATTTCTGACAATGATTTAGTCTTATCAAAACCACCAGCAGGAGCGTTAGCAGTTTGATGCCCAGCGCCTGATGATTGTTTGGCTTTGAATAGAAATGATTTTTCTTCGTCCTTTTTAAATGTATCGATAAAGTCTTTAATAGCAGTACCAGTTCGGTGAACCCACTGACCATTTTCGTCTTGAACCAGCTGCGCAACTACATCGCGATAAGCGAATTCAGCAGCAGTGTCATTACGGAAATCCATACTCTTTAGTGCATCACGTACAACGTTATCACGAGTAAGTTCAGTTACTTGCTTGTCACGAGATTCCAGTTTAGCCATAAGTTCAGCTAGACGAATATCGCCTGCTTCTTTGTGCTTACCTTCTTCTTCTAAACGAGCAATTTGAGCTGCCTTCTTTTCTTCTTCAAACAATACAGCTTTTTTAACAGCTTCATCTCTAGAGGCATAAGCGTCATTGAGTTTGCTTTTAATTTGAGCTAGTTCTTCTTCGACACGAGCTTGAACCATACGGCTCAACTCCTCAGAAGTTGCTTGAGGTGTTTCTGTTACTGTCTTATCATCAATATTATTTTCTTCGGACATAGTATTTCTCCTGAGTCACGGACTCATTAAGTTTGTTTTAATCAGAGTGTAGGCACAGCCTTGCACACCTGTGTTCGGTTTAATTAGGGACCAATTCCATACCAATCTGAACCGGGTGGAATTTTTTCTAATATATCTTTTGAGGTAAGAGGGTCTTTTGGATTTAACAATCCCTCCTCGGTTCCTCTCTTTAGTAATGCTCTATAAGATGCTTCTGACAATCCGGCGTCCCGCATTGCTTCAAGGGTTTTGAGCATTGTATCACCCTCAACCGCATCAGCATAGATTTGTCTTAGAGCGGTTTTAGCACGAAGGCTATCACCAATATTAGTGAAAAACGCATCGTGAATCGTACCGGTAGGAATTCCATTCCTCCTACCCCACAGATGAAACTGCCGCACAAGTGTGGCGTCATTCATGTGGTTACCATTAACACCCAAACCAGACCGGGCATCAATAATAGAAGATTTGCCTAACAAGGAACCATCCGTTACTGTGTCTTCGTAGATATTGCTTATTCGCCTGCCAGTGACAGGGTCTCTAAACTCAATCCGCTCTTGAACAGTCGGGCGGTATCTTTGATACAGAAGTTTACCATCAACTGTGACCCAAGGTATGTCTACCTTGCCTGACTCAGTGATGTAAATCCTTGCAACGTCTTTCCAGAAATCTACAAATTGTTCAGTAATTGGCGCAATTTCTGCCAAGTGCTTACTCATAATCCTTGCAATTTCTTGAAACTGTTTAGGCCCAATTAGACCTTGACGAACGTTAGTTAGCTTGTTAACAAATTCTTCTACGTCAGGGTGTGAGTCCCGAGCTTGAGTAATGATTTTATTCCCTATAGGGGCACCATTATCTACAATATCTTTTATCTCACCCTTCAATTCTCTTAGTGCAGTAGCTACAGCAATACTGTCTGAGTCTACCGCTAGTTTTATTTTTGAATCTAAAATCTTATTTACGTTAGAGATCTCGGATTTTGAAAGAACAGTGTATTCCTTCTTGTCTAGGATTTTAGCTAATTTACCTTCAATCGCCCCACCCTGTGTTGATCTACCTGCACCGTAAAATGCGACCATAGATTGCCCTTTTGCTGCCTTTGCCATATCATCAAATGATAAGTCTTGAGCAACTGCAAGCTTTCTAAATTCAGGATCTGACATAGTAGCTTCTGCTACCGTATCATACAGCCTATTCTTTTGGTCAGTATAGGTAACATTCGAAGCTTCACCTAATTTCTTATTTCTAGTTGAAAGAGCAATTAACTGAGCACCAGAAGCCGAAGCATCGTTTTCGCTAGTTAGCTGACTTTGATAAGATCTAAGTAGTTTCTTATTAGAGAAGTCTCCGTTAACATGATTGTATACACGCGTATACTCTAATGCGAATCGGGCAATCTTAGGGACGTGATCAGCATCTGTTGCTATTATCAAAGGATGTTCTAGGAACTCACGGAGTCGTCTAGGCCTTTGAGTCTTAGACAGCATAAGCTCGCCAAGTTCTCTAAATTGCTTTTCTCTTGCCTGAAAGGAAGCTATCCTTCCAGCATTAGTTAGTACACTTTGGGATTGACCAGTCATAGCACCAAGCTGAGTCATTAACTCAAAAAGAATGTCATCATCAAAGTTGACCTTTCGAGCAGTGTTTAAGAAAGGACGTACTAGCTCACCACCTGCTGGGTGTAGATAACCCGTGGTGTAAACTCGACCTCGACCATCAATTTGAACAGGGTTTCTAAATGACTTTCCTCTTTGCAAATGCCATTTTACTGTTTGCATTAAACCAGAGCCTTGATCCCCACGAGTTAATATGATTTTACGGAAACCGTTAAGTTCATCGTATTTAGCAACATTACCTCTAGGGTCTCTGAAGTGTAATAAATCATCAAAGAAAGAAGCAAAGTCATTATCTACTTCCCACTCAGCATCCATTGCATGATTGAGCATATTAGAGAAATCTCTGTCTACTAAGTCTGTATCGTAATTGGCACCAGCTTTTCGGGTGATAACGGACTCACCTGTAGGGTTGCCACGGGCATCTACATATTCTTTTTGACCAGCCTTTACATAAAGTCGGTCTCTCTGGTTAACAATACCAATACGTCTTGAGTACACAAGCTCTCTGCTAGCTCTTTGTAATGCAAGCATTGAAGGGTCAACTATAGTTACTTCACGGGAAATAGTGTCTTTAAAAGAACCAGTCTCGGGGCGACCACTGTCAAGGTCTAATACGCCTCGTCTTGTAGTGCCTCTTAGTGATACTTTAATTTTTCCTTGATCTTTCAACCCATCGAGGATCTTTGAGCCAGCTCTATGAAAGGCTTGTAAGCTTGGCTTGGGGAAAAATACATCAAAATCATTCTTACTATTTTCATATAGTTGCTTACCTATATTGATAGATAAAGTATCGTAATCTGTAGATTTACCAGTAGCTACTGATTTCATAATTTTAGATAATTCTCTTTCTCTTGTTTTTAAGAAAGAAGGAAGTATGCTAGCTTTATCGTAAACTTCTCTTTTCTTTGCATACAAAAATTCAAGGTCTAGTATCTGCCTAATCTTTTCGTTACCTGCTCTTAAAAATTCAGTAAGAAGGCTATCATTAGGTTTACCTTGTAGTTTACGAGATAGCATCTTGCCTCCCGGAAGCTTTTCTATTTGCTTATAGATAAGCTCACGAACTTTAGGCATTTTAGGAAGAAAAGAAGGTATAGTAGGAAAATAGTTTTTAAGCGGAGATCTTCCAGTTAATAGAGACCTTCGAGCCAGTTGTAGACCTGTTGTGTCTGCCCAACTTTTAACATATCTTTGATTTTCAAGAGTCCTAGCTGCGATATCATCAAACTTAGTATGAATACCTAATATCTGAACCGTAGATTCGTTTCCTGCCCCAAATTGGAACTGTTGAGACCTAGCACGAGACCTTCTGTCTAAAATGCGAGAGGTGTTAACTACTGAGTTAGCCATCTCTGCTCTTGTTACTGCTGCATAGTTTTCCCAAGGTTTTTTATCTCTGGCAAATCGCTCAAAGTTAATACGTAGGTTTTCTATTACTGCTGTTTGCTGATTTACAGACAATCCATCATTTTCTAGAGACAAAGCAAATCTTTGAATAAAATTCTTTTCATCTAGAGAAAGAGTTTTAGAATTTTGGAGGTAATCTATTCTTTCTTGTAATACATTAAAATCTGGGTCATAAACTAAAGTAGATTTAGTTTCACCAGTTAAGGGGTCAACACCTGTATTCCGTTCATCAAACTGATTGTTTGCTCTACGGCGAGAAGTTTTCTTACCTACAATAGAAGTACCCCTAAAGTCTACTAAAGATAAAGGAGAAGCCATATCTACTGCATCCGCTTTAATTAAATCTCTCAATTCAGTTTCTTTTGAAGAATTACGAATTAAAGACCTAGGAGTAGAGGCAGAAGCAGCCATTGATTGCTTAGTAACTGCAGAAGACACTCTTTGTCTAGTAGGGATAACAGCTGTTGCTTTGTTATCTAATCGTCTTAAAGCTTGCAGACTTACACCTTGGCCTGCACTGTTTGTAAAAGAAGTAAAAGCTACTTGTCCACTATTAAATAATGCTAATTTTTCAGAGCTATTATCTAAGTGTCTAAGCTTTACATCTTGAGGTTGGCGTTTAAGCCAAGTACCATAGTTTTCTTTATTAGGAGAAGCACCATTTAGCTGTGCAATTCCTTGTTCACTCATGTTAGCTAGAACGTTCTGTTTAACTTCTTTGCTACTAGACGCTAAAAGTTCACTATGAGATTTAACTACAGGAATCAAAGTTGAACGACATCTCCAATGAAGAGGCGGCGTAAATCTAGTATCATTTAAATCATATACCATTCCATCGTGATGAGAACAAATAGGGGAGGTTTTAGAATCTAATACTGCAGTAAATCTAACACCTTTTAGTAGCTCTTCATTACCTTTGAATGTGTTTAGTTGCGCAATAGATTGAGTACGAGTTATACCCGTGCGCACTAATGCACTTGCTTGGGCTTCTGTTAATTTTGTTTTACCAATTACAGAGCTGATTAGTTGTTTTTGAGTAGCACCTTCTGCAATACCTTTCTTAAGAGCCATGTTAATTCTTAATAGCTCATCATCGCCTAGGCTTGTTATGTATTTAGTGAGACTTTTATCACCGCGTATATTTGAGCCTACGATGGCAGTGAGAGTTGTACTTGCTGAAGGTCGCTTAATATTGGCAAACTTACCAAGTTTCTTATTAAGCATATTGCTGTTAAAATCTGTTTCTACAAGACTAAGATCTTTTAGTTGGGTAGTCATAGAAGACTTCATTTCTTTAATGAATCTTTTATTCTCAGGTTCTAAAACAGTAGTTCGAGCTGACTTAGAGCCAGCATTCTTAATAGCTGCTAGGCCCTTTCTAAGCCGATTTTTGTGTCTTGCTATAATCCTTTTTACATCAGTTTGCATTGAGTTTTCAAAGCCACGCACCATAGAGGCATGGTCTATTGACAAATCATATAAGTCATCATTAATAGAGGACATTTTATTCTCCTTGGAGTAGCAGGGGATTGCCCGAAGGTTCCGATGCTTTTGTTTTCTTTAAGATATTACTGGAAAGATTAATAAGTCGGCCATTAATAAATAACCTAAAAGAACCATACCGCCCGTAAGCATATACACAATGGTACCTAGCTTAGTGGTGAAGTCATCATGCTTATCCATGGCATCCTCAATTCTTTCAAACTTATGTTCTACCTTTTCAAAGCTATCGCTTATTGTTTGAAACTTTTCATTTACTGTTTCAAATTTTAAGTCTAGATATTCCTTAGTTGATTTGTCCATTTTAAATTCCTTACTGGAGACCTTTTAAACACATGTCTAGGTGTACGATCCTAAGGTAGTAGAGGTTTTTTAATCCTCCGGATTGTCCTTTTCGGCTTCCGATTCGGTTTCGCCGTTAACTGTTGCAAGCGCAGCAGCTTCCATTTTATCCATTTCAATTTCCATTGCAGCATTGATAATTAAGTCATCTTCTTTAATTTCACCTATACCAGCTTCGTCATTGTAGTCGGTAGGTAAAATATCGTTAGACTTAGCAATATCTACAAAAGCAGAACGAGGAATAATTCCTTGTTGATACCACTCAGTAACTAAACGCAACCAATCAGAACCCATTGGGGCTGGATTGAGGTCTGCAGTTAAAGTGTACTCAATGTCATTTGTATCATAGCTTGTATCATATCGCCAATTCATCATAACTCTAATAATCTTTCTCATCTGTTGAGAAATTTTAGCGTTTAAAGAAGCCATAATAGCTGTTTGACCAGCGTTTCTTATTTCTAATGCTACACCAGAATCTCGACCGGAGCCATTATCAGGTGCTAACATGCGAATACCCATACGGGACATTTCAGAGATTGTGCTGCTAATAGCGTTTTCCATATCTCGAAGAGCCTTAGAAGGTGCTTCAAAAACACTAATAGAATCACCTTGATCAATACGAATCCAAGAACCTAATCCAGCATCCACAATATCTGCAAATCTGTCTTCTGACATATCAGAGGAAATAACAGGGGTATAAGTAGCAGAACCAAGCAATAAGTGATTTCTACGAGATACTTTGTTATACAAAGCAACTTCACGATCAACCAAAGGCATAAGCAGTGGTTCAATACCGTCAATAGCTCCATTTAAAGGGTAAGCTGGAATTTCTGTCATTCGTTTGTTATTAATTAAAAGGTTATCAATAGTACGAATAAATTCCCATTCACCTGTACCGTTGGCACCACCTAAAGAACCGCCACGCGTTTGGTATTCTTGTTGTTCGACACCATTAATAAAACTTACATTTTCGCCGCCGCTATCTTTGTTACGCTCATATACATTAATATAGAAGTAACCATCAGCAGCAATAAAGTGATCAAACACAGTATCAACGTAATCCGGATGCCATTCGTTTTCACGATAGCTCTTCTGATAGGAACGAGTGATTAATCGGGTAAGAGTAATGTCTCTAGTAATAGGGTGAACAGATGTTTTCCAGTTAATTACAGA